TAGTAACTAAAAATGAATCATCACCTTTTACGTAATTACAACATCTATGTGCCCAAGCATATTCTTTACGCAAAATATCCATCTGTTCAGGAGTATGTTTTCCTTTGTCAGATGACCGATAAAGATCTAAAAAGAATATAGCTTGAATAATTGGTAAAATATGTTCACATGTTGGTTGTAATCCTTCAATTTTTTCATCAAAATCAAATCCACAAATATAACACCTATCTTCATCTCTTACTTTTCCAATAGTATTATTACATTGTGCTTCAATACTACCAGGTTCATAAATATCTCTACAGTTTTTACGTAATACCTCTTTCCATACAATTACAGCCTTTGTAGGAAATAATGCTTTCATAAATTCAGATGCCATTCTAGGCTGACATACATCAAGTCCTTTTAGGTAAGGGTCTAAATCACTATATTCTTTACCTACAAATTGTTTACTAACATCAATATCTGCTAATCTAGCCGTTCGTTCTGCTGTAAGAGCATCTTTTACGGCCCTTTCTTCTTTTTGTTGAGCGGCAAATGATTTAGGTGTTGGAGATTTATATTCTAACATTTTTGGAGTTGATGTTCTAGCTCTTGATGATCTAGGTAGTTCATCATCTTCTCGTTTGCGTTTTGTATCGTCTCGTGGAGTCATTTCATTAACAATTTCAACTTCAGGAATAATACCATATGAAGCAAAAAGATTGGCATTCTCTTCAGCTTTCTTAAAATCTGTGTTTTCTAATACTTTCTTTAAATTTTCATCAGAAACATCTAATTTATTTAAGTTTAGAATTGTTAGAGCAGCTGCTTCTAGTGCATTAATATCATCTTGTTTCATCAACATTAATGTCATAGCAGCATCAATATCTGCCTCATCTAGTTCATCCATTGATATTTATAGATACTAAATTATCAATCTTCTTCCTTAACAATACGACTAAATTCAAATTCTTTACCAACAAGTGCACGCTTACGTTGTTCAACAATAAAATTAACACAACTAGATGCAGAATAATTATTTGTTGATTGAAAGTAGCTTCCAACTAATGCTTCTAATTCCTTCTTGGAAAGACTCCATGCCTTTGCATATGTTTCAGGACGTTGAATTTTAATACACGATCCATCATCATCAATCTTGAGCTTATCTACTGAAGTAAACTGTGGAAGTTTGATTAGATCACACATCTCCATCTCTACTATCTTTCGAGTCTCACGCTTATCATAAACTTGCTTATTAAGGAATCGGAGTTCATTATCTACATCTCGGTATTGCTTGACACATCGCTTTAGATCATTGATTGCTTCAGTTGACATTTCAGTTAATATAGTCTAGTTCATAAATAACATAATCCGTTTTCAAGATAATGGATGAAGAAGAAGTTGAAAAACTCAGAAAGGTGTATAATGAAGAACATCCTTCTGAAACGCCAATTAAGAGTGGCACAATGAAGAAAGTATGGACTGATATTACCAATAGACTACACGATAAATGTTCTGTTGGAACAGCAGAATGTGTAGCTGCTCATTTAATTAGAAAACAAAAAGCTCCTGATACTTGGAAAACAAATCCAGAAGAGTGGTTATCATCATTAGATATTGATGCAGTTGAAAAGGAGTTTATGCGCACATTTGCTAGATATACTTATCTTGGAACAGTACCGATTGATTTTGATAAAAGGTCTAGCACAGGTAAATGCCTTGTAGACGCTTTGTGTTCTATCAAACTTAAGGATTTATATGATAGTGGTAGCAGACGAGTTGGTATTGTATTTAATACAGATGTCAGTACTGGTCCTGGACAACATTGGTTTGCAGTTTTTGTAGATGTAAATCCTAAATATGAATATCCACGTATGACATATTTTGATTCATATGCAAAGAAACCTGAGAAGGAAATTGTTCGTCTTATGGAACGATGGAAAGAACAGTGGGATGCTACAAGGATTCATTCTAAACCAATGGAATTGACATATAATACTACTCATCATCAATATGAAAACTCTGAATGTGGTATGTATTGTTTATATTATCATTTTTGTTGTCTAGCAGGTGTCCCAATGGAGAAAAAAGTTCCGGATGCTGTTGTTAGAAGTTTTCGTGGCGTGCTATATAGTATTGGTAAGAAGTAATGGATTGGATAAAACAAAATATTCCACCTAGTGTTCAATATGGTATTTTAGCTGTAGGAATTATTGCTCTTGGTTATTTCTTATGGTTGTCATTCACACCATCAGATACACAAGCTTTGGTGAAAGCTAAACCTGTTTTTTCAACATATTCTAAGGTGACCAAATTAGCACCTCTAGGATGTCCTCAGCCACAACAATATCGTTTGTCTGATTTTTATATGGCTTCATCGTCATATTCTGTATTTCCTGGGTCAGAAGTATACGATTATGTTAGTGACAGTATATTACCTCTTGCTATCAAAGCAGGTGTTAGATTGGTTGAACTAGATATATATTCAGATATTCGTGATAAACCAGTAGTTGGTTTGAAAAATCAGAAACTTGGGATTGATTATGCGTATAATACAGTTTCATTGGAAGCATGTTGTGTATCTATTGCCAATAATGCGTTTAATAGTATTAACTCTCCTGTATCATCCGACCCATTCGTATTAAGTTTGGTATTCCATACTGATAAAACAAAAACAATAAATGCTGCTGCAGAGATACTAAAGACTACATGCAGATCACACATGTTAGATTCAACATATAGTTATCAACGTAAAAACCTAGCAATTGAACCTATATGTAATCTCCAAAACAAGTTAATTATAGTATCAGGTGGTGCAATGAAAGGAACTCTGATGGAGGAACTAGTTAATCTTTCATGGTCAACATCACATCTTCGTAGAATGACATACACGCAAGCATCTCAACCACATGATCAAGATGAGCTAATCAATTACAATCGTAACAATATTACGATGGTTGTGCCTGATATTGGTGAAGACTTAGTTAATAATAATCCTCAAATATTATTTACATTTGGATGTCAATGGATTATGATGAATTATGGATCAATTGATAATATGATGGAGCTTTATATTGGAGAGTTTCAAGAGAATAGTATTGTTCTTAAGCCAGCTGCTCTTCGACCCCTCAAGCCCAAGAAGTATAAAAAACCAACTATGCCAGATCCAGCTGTATCATTTCAGCCTCTAAGACATACATCACCAATATATACAGTTACGGTCTGAACAAAATGTATGCGTTAAAACAAAATGACGAAGTGGTTGTCTCACGTTAAGGCTACAATGAAACAGATGAAGAGTGAAAAGGCTTCAATGGGTAAGAAATGGTTTTCGCATGTTCTTAAGACTGCCAAGAAATCATACAAGAAACACAAGGGTGGTGAAGAGAAAGAAGAGGCAGCTGTCACTGATGTACCTGATATGCCTGTAGTTGCAGAAGGTGCCGGAAAGAAACGTCGTGGTGGACGAAAGACCCAACGTCGTCGCAAGTAAGTTAACTATCTATAAAAAAATTGAGTATAAGTAACATATAAAGACAAATGGGTGGTGGTTTATTACAACTAGTTGCCTACGGCGCTCAAGATGCATACCTGTCTGGGAATCCTCAGATCACTTTCTGGAGAGGACTGTTTAAGCGCCATACAAATTTTGCTATGGAACCTTTTCGTGTAAATTTAACGGGACAGGCGGCGTGGGGTACTAAAAGTTCTGCAATTCTTGGTAGACACGCAGATCTAATTACTTCTTCGTATATAGAAGTAGAACTTGAAAATGCTGATATGGTAGACGGTATTCTACTACATGGAGAAGGATTAAATTTAGTTAATTATGTTGAACTTGATATTGGTGGTCAAGTTATTGATCGTCAGTATGGCGAGTTTATGCTTCTATGGGCAGAATTAACTCATCCGTTTGATAAGTATCTCATGTGGGCTGCTCTTCAAAGTGGAACAAACACTAATGAATCATGTACAGCAAACGGACGCCCTTCTCGTAAGAATGTATATTATATCCCACTTATGTTTTTCTTCTGCCGTAATCCCGGAATGGCATTACCCCTTATTGCACTTCAATATCATGAAGTAAAGATCAATATTCTTTGGAATGACGCAAAAATGATTTATCAGACATGGAAAGAGACTACTGATGGAGCAACAGCTGTAGATTTCCCTGGTTATGTAAAACCAGCTGGAGCATCGTTTGGAGCTGTAAAAAGTAAATCAGTTGGTCCGGAGAGAGCAAATCTTCTTGTAGATTATGTTTATTTAGATGTTGAAGAGAGACGTCGTATGGCGCAAGAATCCCACGAATATTTAATTGAACAAACACAATACAATGAAGACAAAGGAATAACATCCGCTCAAAATCGTATT